ATCTGCGAAACAAAGTTGATGGTGCCGCTCCGCAAGTTTCCGTAGCTACTTAAACAAAAAGCTACATCGTTGGAAAAATCCACTCCACACTACAGGCTCTCTTGCACTCTACTAAAAACTAGTATATAAAAAAATTACTATACAATTAAAATAGAACATAGACCCGTATAGTGGACGGCCTAGAGACTATGTTCGGAAAACTAGGAGGATAATAATATGGCAGGAACACACTTTAGAAATCCGGTAATGTTTGCGGGATTATCTAACAACACAAAATGGTTTAAGGATTTACCTGTAGACCATAACCCAAACTACGTTGTATTTAATGATGACTTTATTGGAGCATCTTTAGCACAGCCACCTTGGAATACATCTCTTGCAGATGGAGGAGCATCAGCAGTAACAAGTACGGTTGACTTAAATGGTAACCTTACAATTGCTTCTGCGGCTACTACTGATAACAATGGAGCATGTGTTGTAACAGGAAGCACTTCATGGCAACCAGCAGCGAAAGTTGTTGATTCTACAGGAGCTACAACTAATCCAGGTTCAACTATTTGGTTTGAATCAAGATTTAAATCAGCAGACGTAGATCAAACTAACTTTGGTGCAGGTCTTGTAGTAACAGGTATAACTGGATCAGAAGGTTGGTCAACTGGTAATAGAATTTCTATTGAATCAGCTGATGGAATCGGAAACATTCAGTTTGTTACAGATGATGCGGCTGGAACAACTACAACTAATTATACTACAGGTGCTGGTACTTTAACTGACGCTACGTATATAACAGTTGGTTTCAAAGCACACGGAACTAGTCAAGTGGATTTTTATGTAAATAGAATGTTCGCAGGAACACATACAGCAAATATTCCAACTGACGAGCTTCAAGGTTTCTTAGCTTCAGTTTCAGGAGACGCTACTGGAACTAAGTCAACTGACTTTGATTATTGGTATTGTGTAAACAATAGAAATGCATCAGAGCTTAGAGGAAACATCTAATAATTAATTCAGTGTGGGCCTTCGGGCCCACATATTAATTTTAAGGAGAAAAATATGCAAACATTTGGAACAAGTGGTGATATATTTAATACTAATGTCACTACAGAAAACAAAATTGTAAAAAGCGGAAGAACAAGAGCTATGGGTGTTGTACTTAATACAACTGCTGTTGCAGGAGACTTTCATTTAAAAGATGGTGGAGCTTCTGGAACGGTAAAATTTAAATACAAAACAAGTGGAACTGCATCTGCAGGTAGCCCAATTGTAATTAATTTTCCTGGACCTATTTTGTTTGAAACAGATCTATGTGTAGCTTTTGTTACTGAGCACGTATTAGTTTGTTCTGTATTTTATAACTAGGAGGAAACGTGGCTTTTTCAGGCACAACTACATTCGAGAAGACATTCTCGATCGATGATATTATAACTGAGTCTTTTGAAAGACTAGGTTTTTTTGATTACTCAGGTAATGACTTACGTTCTGCTAGAAGATCATTAAACATAATGCTTCAAGAATGGGACAATAGAGGTATCCATTTTTGGCAAGTTAGAGAACATGCTTTCAGTTTAGTTAGTGGTCAAAATGAATATGTAATTTTTAGAGCACCAAGCGATGGTGCTTCTGATGGAATTACAACTACTTTAACTTCTGCAATAAATGCTACAGTTACAACTATTCCAGTTGCTTCTGTGGCCCAGATGCCTGCTTCAGGTAAAATAAAAATAAATGATGAAATCATGCAGTATAGTTCTATTTCAGGAAACAATTTAATTTTATCAGCGGTTACAGATAGAGGAATTGATGATACAACAGCTGCGTCTCATGCACAAAATGATTCCGTAAATAACTTTGTAAATATGGCTTCAGATCTTTTGGAATCTAGTTACAGAACTTCTGCAAACGTGGATTCACCTTTATCAAAAGTAAATAGATCACAGTATTCAGCTTTTTCAAATAAAACTTCTACAGGTCAACCTTCTCAATATTGGGTACAAAGATTTATAGATAGAGTGTCAGT